CTCACCAGCGCCTCGCCGTCCTCTTTCGTCAGAAAGTCGGCGGCGATATCCTCCAGGTAATCACTGGCCTGATCGTTCGCCATTCCGTCGATCCAGTCCGTCCAGCCTGATTCGTTGCCGGTTTTGTCCACCAGCTGCGCCCGGTACATAAACCGCGCCCCGGCTTTCAGGCCGAGCTGCGAATAATCGCGCTGCGGATACGGCACATCGGCCAGCAAAAGCGGCTTCTCAGTTTCACCAACGACCGCATACTGGATTTCGGTTTTGAGCGTGTCGCTGGTATCGGGCGGGAAGCCCCACGTCAGGCGCACGCCCCAGTTCAGCGATTCGGCAGAAAAGTTAACCGGCTTAGGCGGGTTGCCCTGCTTCCCGGCCAGCGACGTCAGCCCGGAGTATCCCCATGCGCTGGAAACCTCCACGGCATTAATCGCGCGCACGCGCACCAGGTAATCACCGGCATAAATGCCGTCGATATCGAAGCCGCAGACCGATGAACGCGGGAGGTTCACCCAGTTGTTATTATCGCGCCGCCACTGCGCCTCATAGGCGATAGCGCCGTCCACAGCATCCCATGTGGCGTGGAGTGTCTGGATCGCCATACCCTGGTTTATCACCGTGAAGCCTTCAATCTTCACGTTTTGCGGCGCGGCGACATGCCCCGGCGGCACAACACTTACCGGGCGTTTGTCGATAATTGCGCCGGTATCAATCCGCGCGTATTTGTCCGGGTCATGCCAGGCGGCACTGATGGTAAAGGTGCCGTCGCCGTTATCCGTCACGCTGGTAACGCGGTACTGCTGCGCGTAAAGGTCGTCGCTCTCCACCATCCAGCACGCCCCGGCGTCGGGCGTCGTATCCCAGGCGGCGGTGACCGTCACCACGTTACCGGACACAGCGGCAATGGTGCGGGCCTGCACGGTGCCGTCAGGCAGGTTTACCAGCAACCGATCGTCTTTTTTCGCCGCTGGCGCTCGGTCGAGGGTTATCGTCCGGCCATTCACGGCGCTGACTCTCCCGCCCATTACGCGCCCGGAAAGCATTTCATCGGCCACAGCGATGATATAACCCGGCAGCGGGATATTGCCGTCCAGCCCCACGGCGAACGACACAATGCGGTCGCGGTTGTTCGTCAGGATGCCCCAGCGGCCCTTTCGGTTGGCCTCGCTCTGCCGGGTGCAACCGATGGCGGTGATTTCAAGCTGGTTCACGCCGTAGCGGTTAACCAGATCCGGCTCAAATACCGGCTCCATCGCGTCGGCGTACTGGTTATCGGGATCTGACCAGCTTACCAGCGCCGTTGAGTAACGCGCTTTTGTCGTGCTGCTGGCGTAGGTGAATCGCCCCTCCACCACGTTTGCGCGGGTGTAGACGTAATCCACATCGCGCGGCATGTCTGCCAGCGTAACGAGCTGATCGCCCCCCCAGTAAGTCATGCCCCGGAAGATGGCCGCGAAGTCGCGCAAAACAGTGAATGCGTCGGCCCGGCTCTGCACGTAGACGTTGCACACATAGCGTGGCTCTTTGCCGTCGCCGCCCCTGCCGTCCGGCACCATCTGATCGCAGTATTGCGCCACCTGATAGAGCGCCCACTTGTCCACATTGTCGGCATCCAGCCGGTCACCCAGCCCGAAGCGGTCATTCAGCACCAGGTCATAAAATACCCAGGCCGGGTTGTCCGTCCACGCCCATTTAAAGGTACCATCCCAGGTGCCGCTGTAGTAGCGCGTTTCAGGGTCATAGTTGGCCGGTACGCGGATCACGCGCCCGCGCGGCTCGCAGGATATTTGCGGTATGGAGCCATTAAACTGGCTCGAATCAAATTCCATATAGAGTAAGGCGGTGTTCGGATAGCGCAGCTTCGCGTCAATAATGGTGGTGTAGCTTTCCAGCATCATGACATCGCCGATGCGTGCGCTGTTCGCGTTCGGGGTGAGCCTGCGCAGGCGGAGATTCCAGGTTTTACCGGTGGGTAAATCAATGCGGTGGCTTCGCTCGTAGCCGCTGGTGGTTTTGCCGGATACCGCCGTTTTCAGCACCTGCCGCCAGCTGCCACCGTCAACCTGCATCTCAATCACGTATTCCAGCGTGTAGCCCACCATGTCGCCATTATTTTTCTGCTTAAACAGCTGTGGCCACTTGATACGCAGGCGAACGGCGGAAAGCGTGGCGTCGTCAAAGGTTCGCGTCCAGCTCTTGTCCGTTGTGATTTGCATGTTTGAAAGCGGGAATTCATTTTCAGCACCAGGGATGCCCTGAATGTATTGCTGCGCCTGCGTGCCGGGGCGAAACTCCCATTTTACGCCCGGGAAATTCTGGCTCCCGTCAGGGTTCACCAGTGGCGTACCGTCCAGGAGTATGGATTTGCCATCAAGCTGGCCGTCAAACTCCCCTTCTCCCAGCGCCACCAGCACTTTGGCTTTTGCCACGGAAAGCAGGTTGTCATCCTGCTCCTTAGGAGTGTGCTGCTTCCCGCCACCGCCTTTAGCGCCATGAATTGTTTTTTCTGTCATATCGCACCCACAAAAAAGCCGCCCGCAGGCGGCCAGTCATCAGGTCAAACTCACTGCTGATCCTCGGCATAAATACCAGCCGAGATAATCGCACCGCCGATCCGGCGCTTACCGTAGAGAAGCGGCACCGGGTAGCCCTGCGAGGCCGTATTGGTCACGCCACCGAATGCATAAGAAGCGCGATTGTCGGCGTCCTGCTTGCTGGCGAGGCCCGGCGTCTGCGGTGAGAGCATCTGCATAACCCCTCCGATAGCCACAACAGCCCCGACATTGAAAACAAAATTGCTGGCTGCTATCGCTGCCCCCCAGGGGGCAAAGGCCGCAACAGCAATCAATGCCACGCCCAAAATCGCCTGAAACATGCCTCCACGTTTGCTGCCGATGACAACCGGAACAATACGAATAACCTCACCGTTTACGGGAAAGCCCAGCTCGTCCACGCCGAGATTTTTCTTGCCCCGGAATACGTGGTAAGCCAGCCCGCGCTGTTTGCTGGTGTTCAGGAACTTCTCAAAGCCCGGTACAGTGCAACAGAGCGCCCTCACGGCCTCCGCCGTGGTTTTGACGGCCCGGAGGTGGGTTTTCCCAAAATGGCGCGCCAGAGTGCCGCCCAGCTCGATTTTCGTTAGTGTCTGTGTCATGCCTCCCCCATCAGATCTTTGTGGCGCACAATCTTCACGGTTCTTTCCCGCCAGTAGCCGCCGTAAGGCGTGCGCCCGGACTGGTGGCCGTACAGGTGATGCAACAGCATGTTGCCTTCCAGCAGAATCCCGGCGTGGTTCCAGCGCGGCGCGCTTACCTGCATTATCACCATATCGCCCGGCTGCGGCGGCCCGTCGAACTCCCGAAAACCGCATTCATACCAGCAATCCTGATAAAAATTTTCTGTGTGTCCGGCTTCCCACCAGTGGTAATCCACCCGGTAATCATGCAGCTCGATCCCGTGCTCCTGCCGGAAATAGCTCATGATCAGTCCCCAGCAGTCATAAACGCCCAGCACAAACGGGCGGCCAATCAGCGGCAGCTCGCCGCGCGGGTAAAGGGTGCGAAAATCCCCCTCCGGCCAGCTCAGGATATGCCAGGGCAGTTCCGTAACGTCACACTGCGCCCTGTCCAGCTCGCTGGGCTGGCTGGTGGCGTCAGGGTGGCTGTGAACGATAGCGACCACCTCCCCCTGATCTTCGGCGCGGGCGTAGTCCTCCGGCACGATGCGGAAATGCTCTGTCGGGTCGGTCGCGGTGTTTTTACAGGGGATGTAGCGCAGCTGGTCGCCCTGCTGACAGATGAGACCGCAGCACTCCTGCGGGTAGGTCTGTGCCGCGTGTAGCTTAATCTCCTGAATCAGTGCTTCATCCATGTTTAGCTCCTGATCAGGCTGGTGCCGGGGAAGCCGCCGAAGTCGAGCGGCTGCGCATCACCGAACCGCAGCTTACAGGCCGTCAGCGTGCCGTTGCAGGCGTCCAGTGCCGGATCGTCAACGGGGTTGTTGAGCCGGTCGAAGTAGCGCGTGCCCGCATAACTACAGCCATTGCCGCTGCGGTATTTGCCGTTAATGCACCAGGTACACAGGGAATGAAGCTGGCGTCGCGGCAGTTGCCCCCTCCAGATCCATCGGACTGGACAGGACAAACTCCACGGCCTCGTTCGTTTCGCCGGATTTGCCGTTGACGTAGTAAACGCGCCGGATCTCCTGCGTCGGGTCTGCCGTCGGGTTGCCGTCAGGGAAGTTGCGCGCATCGAGGTACTGCGCCAGCGTGTCACGGATCGTCACCTTCGCCCTGAACAGGTCATCATAAGCGAGGCAAAGCGCGGTGACTGAAGCATCAATATTTGCCACTGTCAGCTTAGGCTGGGCGCTGCTGCCGTCGGTAGAGGCTTCAATGCCTTCTATCTGGCACGGCCAGGCGGAATATTCCTCGCCCTGCCACCAGATGGATTTGGCTGGCAGCTTGCTTTCATCGCCACCCGCAGCGGCGATTTCGTCGGCAGTGTGCGGCAGGTTGTATGCATGGAAGCGCAGCACGTCAGGCATGTCGAACGACTCGCCGCTCACCTCAAACAGCCGGATCGTGTTGCCCGGCTCCAGTTGCTGATAGTCACGGTAAAGTTTTACGGGGCGGTTGGTCGTGCTCATGGTGCGTATGCCTGCTTAAAGGTGGCGTTAATGGTCATCACATTGCTGGAAAGCGGCGTCGAACGGATGGATTCAGGATCAACGCGCCAGAGACTGGTTTCGTCGTTCGGTGCCGTCCAGATGAAGGATTTCGCGACGTGACGGCGCACAAAGGCCAGCACGGCCAGCATCTCGCTCCGGGTGCCGGTCATCACGACAGGCCAGCTCTGAAACTCCGGGTTGATGCCGTCGGCGGC